GTTACATGAGTCCTTTCTTTGGCAGTACAAGTGCAGGCTATCTCGGACTTAATGCAGATGGAAAATCTGCCTATGATGACACACAAAAAAGCTACGGCATGTGGGTTCCAACACCTGACATTGGAACACAAGTAATTGTCATGTTTGTAGAAGGGATGGCCAATAAAGGTTACTGGTTTGGATGTGTACCTGATACTTACAAAAATTTTATGGTTCCAGGTATTGCCGCTACTAATTTGAATACAGATTATTTAAACACAGCACGAGTACCTGTTGCTGAATACAATTCAAAATTAAACACTAAAGCTGGAGACATGGTCAGCAATGCAGTTAAACCAGTACATCCTTATATTTTTAATGCTTTAAAAAATCAAGGTCTTATTAATGATGACATCAGAGGAATTACCACAAGTAGTGCTAGAAGAGAAAGCCCTAGCAAAGTGTGGGGTGTTAGTACGCCAGGCCCAGTAGATAAAAAAGGTCCTGTTGGTGAAATAGGATCATCTGACAGTACTGGAGGTCTTAAAAAAGCGGCACATAGTAAGTTAGGCGGTAGCACATTTGTTATGGATGACGGTGACGAAAAATTTATTCGTAACGCACCAGCTAGTAATAGTCCTCCTATATACAATCCACTTGTCAAAGATACTCCTCCTACAGGTGATGTAACAATACCTCACAACGAATTAATACGTTTAAGAACAAGAACTGGACATCAGATACTATTACACAACAGTGAAGATTTAATCTATATAGGTAATGCTAGAGGCACAGCATGGATAGAGTTAACCAGCAACGGCAAAATTGATATCTACTCTGCCGACAGTATTAGCATTCACACTGAAAATGATTTAAACATCACAGCAGATAGAGATATTAATTTTGAAGCTGGTAGAAATATTAATATGAAATCTGTAAAATTTCATGCAGAAACTTTAGATAATCTTGAACTAGTCGTTGGCAAGGACGGATACATTACTACTACTGGCAATTTAAATGTAAACACAACTGGTAATAATGTTCTAACAGCAAAAGGCAACACCGATATTAAGAGTGCTGGCCATCATGCAGAAAATGCCGCCGGCAAAATTTACATGAACAGTACATCTGTTACAGCTTCTTCTGCATCTTCTGCAACTACATTAGCTACAAATATGTTGCCTGATAGAAACGCCACTGGCGCAAAAAGAACATCTATACTACGTAGAATTCCAACTGTTGAACCTTGGGAGCATCATGAAAATCTTGATCCTCAACAGTTTATACCAACTAATACTGACATAGTTAATTCAATAACGGTTGCATTTAAAACACCAGATTTTTATGAAAACTATACTGCACCAAGCGATACATTTAGACAAGGAAGATCATAATGGCTAAAAATACAACACTTTACGATAAAATTGTAATTCCTGCTAGTAAAAAAACTCAAACTCCATTGCCAAAGGCCTATAGAGGTTTTAGCTCAATTAACACTACTAGTGAAAATTTTACACTTTATGATTTTGAATTGATCAAACAAGATTTATTAAACTACTTTCATATCCGTAAAGGCGAAAGATTAATGAATCCAGAATGGGGAACTATTATCTGGGATAATCTGTTTGAGCCTATGACTGAGGATCTTAAAAACAATATTGTAGCAAACGTTAACGAAATTATCAATAGTGATCCTCGTTTAGTTGCTAAAAACGTTATAGTAACTACCTACGAAAGCGGCATACAAATAGAATGTACACTTACATTTTTGCCCTATAATATAAGTCAAAGTATGCAGTTAAAATTTGACCAAGACAACCATATTACATCTAATGCGCTTCCGCTGAATTAAATGCGTACATAATAAAAAGTAATAAATATGAATAATAGGATAAATCATGAGCGCAACAGATAGACAAAATAGACTGTTAATTAACCAAGATTGGACTAAGGTTTACCAGTCTTTCCGCAACGCAGACTTCCAAAGTTACGACTTTGAAAATCTACGTCGTACAATGATTGACTATATTCGTCAGAATTTCCCAGAAGATTTCAACGATTATATTGAGTCAAGTGAGTATTTGGCCCTTATCGACCTCATTGCTTATGTAGGTCAAAGCATAGCTTTCCGCGTTGATTTAAATGCTCGTGAAAACTTTTTAGAATTAGCAGATCGCAGAGACAGTGTATTACGACTAGCTCGTATGCTAGGATATAATGCCAAGCGTAATATTGCTGGTAAAGGATTATTAAAGTTTACTAATATTTCAACTACTGAAACTGTTATTGATAGTAACGGTAAGAACTTGTCTAATCAAGTTATAACTTGGAATGATACTACAAATAGTAACTGGCACGATCAGTTTATTGCAGTACTAAATGCCGCTTTTAATAGTACTCAACAGTTTGGCAATCCTAGCGATAGTGCAACAATTAACGGAATTCAAACAGAACAATATAGATTTAATGCTAATAACAATAATGTTCCAGCTTATACATTTAGTAAAACTGTCAACGGAACTAGCATGGATTTTGAAGTTACTAGTACAACGTTTAGTGGAGAATCTTATATCTACGAAGAAGCTCCTAAGATTGCAAACAGCATGGCATGTGTTTATCAAAGCGATGGACAAGGTAATGGTAGTGCTAATACTGGATTCTTTTTTAATTTTACTCAAGGTACATTAAACCAAGGTACTTTTACAATCACACAACCTACTACAAATCAAAGTGTAGATTTTGCCAGTACAAATATTAATAATACTGATGTATGGTTGTATCAATTAGACACTAAAGGTCTTGAATCAACTTTGTGGACACAAGTTCCAACATTGACTGGTAATAATGTTATCTATAATAGTCTTAACAAGTCGATAAAAAATATCTATAGTGTTACAACAAAAGCTAGTGATCAAATTAGTATAAACTTTAGTGACGGTACATTTGGTACATTGCCTTTAGGTTCTTTTAGAGTCTATTATAGAATTAGTAACGGACAAAGTTATACAATTAATCCTCAAGATATTAGAGGCGTAACATTAAGTATTCCTTATATTAGTCAGTCTAATCAAGCTGAAACTTTATCTATCACACTAGCACTACAAAGTAGTGTTGCTAATGCAACTGCATCTGAAACTAATGATACAGTTAAAGCAAATGCGCCAGCATCTTATTATACACAGAATCGTATGATAACTGGTGAAGATTACAATATAAGTCCTTTGGCCGTAACACAAGAAGTTGCTAAAGTAAAAGCTGTAAATCGTTCAAGTAGCGGTATTAGTAGATATTTTGATCTAGTTGATCCAACTGGCAAATATAGTAGTACAAATTTATTTGCTGATGACGGTATAATTTATCAAGAAGATTTTACAACAACTTTTACTTTCACTTATGCTAGTAGAACACAAATAGAAAATATAATTTATAATTCTATAACTACCATATTAGAAGATCCTAATCTGCGTAATTTCTATTACAGTAAATTTAATGGTGTTAATACTGCTAGTTTGAATACATTATGGTTTAATCAAACATCTGATAATAATTATTCTACTGGTTATGCGGGTGGCGCGGCAGATGGTAAACCATACGTTGTTGGTCCTACCACTAGTACTGACTTACAATTTTTAACAGTTGGAGCATTAGTTAAATTTACTGCACCAGCCGGAAGTTATTTTGATCGAAACAATAATAATAAACTAGTGACAGGAACTCCTAGCACTTCTAATACTAGTACATATATCTGGACAGAAGTAGTTCAAATTACTGGCGACGGTACTGCAAGCGGTACTGGATTATTAGCTACTGGCCTTGGTCCAATTAAATTAAATGATATTATTCCTTCAAAAGCAATAATTGCACAAATTATTCCTGCATGGAATACAGCATTTACACCTAGCGTAGTATCTACTATGATCGATTTGGTTAGTAATAATAATCCTTTTGGCCTAAGATACGACCTAGTGACACAAAGCTGGCAAATTATATTCCAGTCAAATTTAGATCCTACAGATAATTTTAGTTTAAATCATCAAGGCGATCAAACAAATTTAAAATTAGATTCTAGTTGGTTATTATTATTTGTTACAGACACTGTTACCTATACAGTAACTACTCGTAAATTGCAATACATATTTGAAAGTGATGCGCAATTACGTTTCTATTTTGATTCAACTCAACGTATTTTTGATACTACACTCGATCAAGTAGTAAGCGATAAAGTAAAAGTTCTTAGTATTAATACACAACCAGGATCAACTTATCCGTTCACATTTGATCAAGAATTTAAAATTGTATCTACATTTGTTGGTATGGACGGTTATATCGATACTAAAAAAATTGTTATTACGTTTGGCGATAAAACCGGATCTAACATTGTTCAAGATCCAGATGCGTTTAATAATATTGTGTTAAATTCTAATACATCAGTTCCAGGCTATGTTGTATTAGGGCTGTATACTGTAGAACAAGGTCAGCAAGATTACAAATATGTAGATAATACATCTGGTATAGTTAACATTGTAGCTAATCAAAATGCAATAGGTTCCTATTCTAACTATAAAGACGGACAATATTTTTATCTAGTTGATTCTGATACTGTACAACAATTAAATCTTGCAACAAGTACGTTAGTTCCTTCGTTAGACTACAAAGTATTTGTTGGAAGAGACAAATTAAAATTTCAATACACTCATAGCGCAGATGATCAAAGTAGAATAGATCCAGGTGTAAGTAATATTATTGATGTATTTGTTTTAACTGTTGCATATGATACTGATTATAGACAATGGTTATCTGGAGTTACAAACACAGAACCATTACCTCCTAGTAGTAACGAGTTATATAATAGTATTGCACCTAAATTAAATTTAATAAAATCAATCAGCGATGAGATAATTTATCATCCTGTAAAATATAAAGTTTTATTTGGCGCCGCGGCCGATGCGCAGTATAGAGCACAATTTAAAGTTATTATAAATCCTACAGTCGTTATTAGTCACAATGATGTTAAAACACAAATACTTGCGGCAATTAATAATTTCTTTAAATTAGGTAATTTTGATTTTGGCGATACGTTCTATTTCTCAGAAATGGCGACATATATTATGAACCAACTAACACCAAACATTACAAATTTTGTAATAGTTCCAACTGGTAATACTTTATCGTTTGGTGGGTTGTTTGAAATTACAGCAGGCCCCGATGAATTGTTCATCAGCGGAGCAACGGTGGATAACATTGATATTGTTACTGCAATTACTCCAACCACAATTAACAGTTTAGGCAATGTAAGCGTTACCACAAACGTTTTAAATAGCCAAGCACTAACCAGTTCAGCTTACGGATCAACTAACTAATGTCTGATAATATTAATCCAAACGGATCAACTTCACAAACCGCAGTAGACTTAATTCCTAAATTTTATCAGTCACCTGATAATATAAAATTTATTCAGTCTACGATTGACCAGCTAGTTCAAAAAGGAACTACTAGAAAAGTCACTGGTTATATTGGCCGTGAAAATGCTAAATCTTCTAAAGGTACAGATGTATTTGTTAATGCTGCCAACCAGGTTAGACAGAATTATCAATTAGAACCTGCTTTGTTAATTAACGATAAACAAGGCAATACCACATTCTTTAAAGATTATATTGATTATATTAATCAATTAAATGTTTTTGGCGGTAACACTGCCAACCATGAAAGAATTAATAAACAAGAATTTTATTCTTGGAATCCGCACATTGACTGGGACAAATTTGTAAATTTTCAACAGTACTACTGGTTACCTTACGGTCCAGAAACAATTAGAATTTTTGGTCAGTCATTAAATGTTACCAGCACATACACAGTTGATATTAATTCAACATTAGGAACTAAACAGTATGTTTTCACTCCTAATGGTCTAGTATCAAATCCTACGTTAAAATTATACAGAGGTCAAACTTATCATTTTAATATTACAAGTGTAGGAGAACCATTTAGTATTAAGACAGATAGAAAGACTGGAACACAATCTCGTTATATTGATACAGCAAAATCTATTGATAATTTTGGAGTTACTTCAGGAACTATTACATTTACTGTGCCTGCAGATGCTCCTGATATTTTATATTATGTTAGTGAAAATGATCCTAACTTAGGCGGCCTATTTCAAATTTTTAATATTGACGAAAATAGTCAGATTGATATCCAGAATGATTTCTTAGGTAAAAAGACTTATTCGTTCAATGGCACGCCAATCAGTAACGGCATGAAAATTTCTTTTGGTGGAAACGTTACACCAGAGTCTTATGCTACCGGAGAATACTATGTTGAAGGTGTTGGAACTGCAATTAAATTAATCCCAGCTTCTGTATTAGAAGTTATAGGACCTTTTACTACAATACAATCAGTAGAATTTGATAACACTCCGTTCGATCAACTGCCATTTGATGAAGCAAGTACCTATGCCTCTAGCAAGGATTATATTGTAATCAATAGAGGAAGCCAGGATCACAATGCTTGGAGTCGCTACAACCGTTGGTTCCATATTGACGTTATCAGTGCTAGTGCAAAAATTAATGGATCAACTGTAAATGTAGATCAAACTGCTAGAGCACTACGTCCTATCATTGAATTTGAAGCAGATTTACGTTTATTTAACTTTGGTAATCATGCTACAGCAGACGTAGATATTGTAGACAATTATACGATCGATGCGTTTAGTACTATCGAAGGCAAACCAGGCTATAATGTTGACGGCGTACAATTAGCAGAAGGTATGAAAATTATTTTTACTGCCGATCAAGATCCGCTGATTGCAAATAATGTATACTCTGTACATTTTATTAATATTGAAAATAACGGTATTGGTGTTCCACAAATACATTTAGAACCAGTATCTACTCCAGTATTAAACAATACTGTATTAGTACGACAAGGTAAAACTTTCCAGGGTTATATGTTCTGGTTCAACGGAACAACATGGATCTACGGCCAACAGAAAAATTCTGTTAATCAAGCCCCATTATTTGATCTAGTAGACAACAACAAAGTTAGTTTCTCAAGTTATGCAGGTAGTACTTTTGCTGGTACAAAATTATTTTCATATGCTCTTGGTACCGGATCTAATGATATGGTATTGGGTTTTCCCCTAGCTTATCAGAATATTAATAATGTTGGCGACATCAAATTTGAATTTAATTTATTGACCGATTCTTTTAATTATAAAAAATCAAACGTATTAGTTTCTCAACAATGTAATGTAGGATTTTTAGAAAAGTTAGATTATACTGCAACTGTTATACAATATGTAAATGGTTGGTCAACTAGTCAAGCAACACGCTATCAACCAGCTGTTAGAATTTATAAAAATTCTAACCTAACTAATAATTTTCCATTAGACATTTATGACAATAAAACTAATCTAGTAGATTTAGAAGTTAGAGTATATGTAAACGGAATTAGATTAGACAAATCTAATTGGAACATTGTTGATGCCTCAACTTATAAAGTCATTAAACTTAATACATCTATTACTAAGGATGATGTTTTAACAATTAAATCTTTTGCAAGCCAGCCTATAAACAAAAATGGTTATTACGAAATTCCTATCAATTTACAAAATAATCCATTAAATGCTGACATGCAATATTTTACTTTGGGTGAAGTTAGTGATCACGTTAACAGCATCATTGATAATTTACAGTCAACATTTTCTGGAATATTCCCAGGAGATAACAATCTAAGAGATCTAGGTAATATAACAGCATATGGAACTAAATTTGTTCAACACAGCAGTCCTGCAAGTTTAAGTTTATATCATATCACTTCTGAAGATAATAACATTATTAAGGCTTTAGAAAAAGCAAGAAATGATTACGGCAAATTTAAACGTAACTTTATGGCCATAGCAGAGAAACTAGGCGTTGATGCAGATCCAGTTACACAAGTAGATTTAATTTTAAAAAAATTAACAGTTAATAAATCTAAACTAACGCCTTATTATTTTAGCGACATGGTTCCATTTGGAGCTAAAAAAATCAGCAACTATACTGTTGTTGACTACAGAATTACAACATATCCTTTGACTAATGTTTTTGATAATACAGTATTATCAAATCAAGCGGTAAGTGTTTATATTGGACAAACTCAACTGTTGTACGGCAGAGATTATACATTTACAACTGATGGATATGTAAACATTACATCAACATTGTCTAACGGACAAACAATTACAATATTTGAATATGATAGCACAGACGGATGTTATATTCCTGCTACTCCTACAAAATTAGGCTTGTGGCCAAAATATACTCCGCAAATTTTTACAGATAACACATTTTTAACTCCTGCAAAAATGATCCAAGGGCACGACGGCAGTCTGACACTAGCCCATAATGATTATAGAGATGCATTGATTTTAGAATTAGAAACTAGAATTTATAATAATATAAAAGTATCATACGATCCTACAATATTTGATATTACTAGTATGATTCCAGGATATTCAAGAACTACAGATTATTCACTAGACGAATTTAATCAAGCACTAGCACCGTCATTTTACAACTGGATAAATTTAATAGGAGAAGATTTTACAAAACCTCTTGCTTTTGATTTATCTAATGCTTTCACTTATAATTATAGAGGTCACAGTGCTCCAAACGGATTAAGCGTTCCTGGATTCTGGAGAGGAATTTATCGTTGGATGTATGACACAGATCGTCCTAATTTATTTCCATGGGAAATGTTAGGGTTCAGCGAACAGCCAAGCTGGTGGGTCAAGCTCTACGGCCCAGCACCATACACAAGTAATAATTTAGTCATGTGGACAGATATTAGTCTTGGCGCTATTCGTGCTCCAGGACAGCCTGTACAATATTCTGCATCCTATGCTAAACCATTCTTACTAGATCATTTGCCAGTTGATGAATCTGGCAATGTTGTTAATCCGATAGTTTCTAACACAGCATTAGGAACGGTTACAGCAGATGTTGAATTAAATTATGTCTTTGGAGATGTAAGCCCAGCAGAAGCCGCGTGGCGCAAAAGCAGTTACTACCCATTTAG